ACCAAATCATTTTTTCTTAGAATACATAGCAAGACCTGCTACAGCAGAAATATTTTTTGAAGATGTTTTAATGGCTTGTATATTTTATGGCATGCCAATACTTGCAGAAAATAATAAACCTAGATTATTATATTATTTTAAAAGAAGAGGTTATAGAGGTTTTTCAATGAATAGACCTGATAAAAAATACAATAAATTATCTGTAACAGAAAGAGAGCTCGGCGGCATACCTAACTCTAGTGAAGATATAAAGCAAGCACACGCTTCTGCTATAGAAACATATATAGAGCATTTTGTTGGATTAAAAGAATCTGGCTATGGTGATGTTTATTTTCAAAGAACGCTAGAAGACTGGGCTAAATTTAATATAAACAATAGAACAAAACATGATGCTTCTATAAGTTCTGGATTAGCTCTAATGGCTTGCAATAAGCATAGATATTCTCCAGTAAATAAAAAAATTATAGAACCTGTAGATTTAGGTATCAAAAGATACGACAACAGGGGAACTACATCAAAAATAATAAGTTAAATGAATATATACACTAATTCAAATAGCGCTTTTCCAAGTCAAGTTGTTAGCGATGCTGAAAAAGCAAGTCTGGAATATGGCAGTCAAGTAGCTATGGCTATTGAATATGAGTGGTTCAAATCTGGTCGAACAAACGGTAACACGTATTTGACTAACTGGAATAACTTTAATACTCTTAGATTATATGCTAGAGGAGAACAGCCTGTTCAAAAATACAAAGATGAATTATCTATTAATGGTGATTTGTCTTATCTTAATTTAGACTGGAAACCAGTTCCTATTTTATCTAAATTTGTAGATATAGTTGTAAATGGTATATCAGCTCACTCTTATGACGTTAAGGCTTATGCTCAAGACCCTGATTCTGTAAAGAAAAGAACTGAATACGCGTCTAAGATATATGAAGACATGATTGCTAAAGATTATTTAGATAATTTAAATCAAACTCTTGGAATAAACTTATATCAAACTTCAAATCCTGAACTTCTACCTCAAAACGAAGAAGAATTAGAATTGCACATGCAGCTTTCTTACAAGCAAAGCATAGAGATAGCTGAAGAAGAAGCTATATCTTCTATTATGGCTCAAAATAAATATGAGCTTACTAAGCGTAGATTAAATATGGATTTAGCTGTTTGTGGTATTGCTGCTGCTAAAACAAATTTTAATACTTCTAATGGTGTTACTATAGACTATGTTGATCCAGCTTATATGGTTTATTCTTATACTGAAGATCCCAATTTTGAAGATATATATTATGTTGGAGAAATAAAATCTATAACAATACCAGAGCTTAAAAAAGAATTTCCAAATATATCTAAAAAAGAATTAGAGCGCATCCAAAAAATGCCAGGAAATAGACAGTACGTAACTGGTTGGGGTGGATATGATGAAAATACTGTTCAAGTTTTATATTTTGATTACAAGACTTATCATAATCAAGTTTTTAAAATAAAAAAAACAGATCAAGGATTAATGAAGGCTATTGAAAAGCCAGATACATTTGATCCACCAGAAAGTGATATGTTTGAAAGAGTTTCGCGATCAATAGAAGTTTTATATAGTGGCGCTAAAGTTTTAGGAACTGATACAATGCTTAAATGGGAATTAGCAGAAAACATGTCAAGACCTTATGCTGATACTACAAAAGTAAAAATGAATTATGCTATTTGTGCACCAAGAATGTACAAAGGTAGAATAGATTCTCTAGTTAGTAAATGTATTGGTTTTGCTGATATGATTCAATTAACTCATTTAAAACTACAGCAAGTAATGTCTAGAATAGTACCGGATGGTGTTTATTTAGACATGGATGGTTTAGCTGAAGTTGATCTTGGTAATGGTACAAATTATAATCCAGCAGAAGCTCTTAATATGTATTTTCAAACTGGTAGTATTGTAGGTAGATCTCTTACTCAAGACGGTGAAATGAATCCCGGTAAAGTACCTATTCAAGAATTAAACTCTAGTTCTGGTCAAGGTAAGATACAAAGTCTTATAAACACGTATCAGTATTACCTGCAAATGATACGCGATGTAACGGGTCTTAATGAAGCTAGAGATGGCAGCACACCAGATAAAAGCACGTTAGTAGGTTTACAAAAAATGGCTGCTAACGCTTCCAATACTGCTACTAGACACATAAAGCAATCATCTTCTTACTTAACTCTTAGAATAGCAGAAAATGCAGCTCTTAAAATTGCTGACGCTTTAAAATTTCCACTAACTGCAGAGTCTTTAACAAACTCTATTAGTAATTATAATGTTAATACTTTAAGAGAAATTGTAAATTTAAATTTACATGATTTTGGTATATTCTTAGAACTAGAACCAGATGATGAAGAAAAAGCTCAACTAGAACAAAACATTCAAGTAGCACTACAAAGCGGTGGTATTGATCTTGAAGATGCTATAGATTTAAGACAGATTAAAAATCTTAAACTAGCAAATCAACTTCTCAAGGTTAAGCGTAAAGCTAAAGCTAAACAAGATCAAGAAAATGCTCAAGCTAATATTAGAGCTCAAGCAGAATCTCAAGCTGATGCTAACGAAAAAATTGCAATGAATGAAGTTCAAAAGCAAGAAGCAATTAGCGGTTTTAAAGTTCAATACGAACAGTCTAGAACGCAAATGGAGATTCAAAAAATGCAAATACAGGCACAACTCGATCAACAAAAAATGCAAATGCAGCACCAGTTTGACATGGAATTAGCTAAGCTTCAATCAAAAGTTAAAATACAAGGTGATCAACAAAGAGAAGGTGCAAAAGACAAGCGTATAAAAATGGAAGGTACGCAGCAAAGTAAAATGATAGATCAAAGAAAAAACAATTTATTACCAATAGACTTCCAAGAAGATACGGGTGGTCAATCGCAAATGATTTCTACCCCTGAGCAACAAGCTTAGAATTTATTAATTATTTAATTATATTATATTATGTCAGAAGTAAAAACAAATGAACCTGTTAAACAGGAAGGTGAATTTAAATTAAAAAAGAAAACAACACCTAAAAAATTAACTGAAACGAAAGATAACATTACAAAAGTAAATGTTAATCCAAAAGAGCCTTTAGTAGAGTTAGAAAGCAATATAACTAAGGTTGAAATTAAAAAAGAAAACGATGCCATTCAAATCGGAGAAACAGAGAAGATATCTGTGGAAGAACCATCCGGAGATAGCGCAGAGATGGGAGAACCTCTACAAGAGTCCAACAAGGATGCTGAAGGGTTTTCTCCGATCCAAGAAATAACAGAATCTGAAGTTAAAGAAGTTGAAGCCGAAGTTAGAGAAGCTATAAGAGATGAAAAAATATTAGGTAAACCTTTACCTGAAAATATTGAAAAACTAGTTTCATTTATGGAAGAAACAGGTGGGACAATAGAAGATTATACTCGTTTAAATGCTGATTATAGTAATGTAGACGATAAAACTCTTATAAAAGAGTATTACAAAAAAAATAAACCCTATTTAGACTCTGAAGATCTTGATCTTTTGTTAGAAGACTTTGACTACGATGAAGATATTGATGAGGAAAGGGATGTACGCAAAAAGAAACTTGCGTTCAAAGAAGAAGTTGCAAAAGCCAAAAGCTTTTTGGAAGAAACTAAGAGTAAATATTACGACGAGATCAAGTTGAGACCGGGCGTTACTCAAGAACAACAAAAGGCTATGGATTTTTTCAATAGATATAACAAGGAGCAAAAACAAGCTGAGCAACAGCATCAAATGTTTAAAGATAATACACAAAAGCTTTTTAGCAATGATTTCAAAGGTTTTGATATCAATGTTGGTGAAAAGAAATATAAGTATAATATTCAAAACAAAGATAAAGTTGCAGAAAACCAGTCTAATATAACAAACCTCGTTGGGAAGTTCCTAGACGAAAATGGTAATGTTAAAGACGTTAATGGTTATCACAAGGCTATTTATGCTGCTGAAAACGTAGATAAGATTGCCTCTCATTTTTATGAGCAAGGAAAAGCAGACGCTGTAAAAGAAGTTGTAAACAAATCAAAAAACCTAAGTGACACTAAAGCTAGGACTACTCAAGGTGATGTGTTTATTGGTGGATTTAAAGTTAAAGCTATTTCAGGTGCCGACTCTACAAAACTAAAAATAAAAACAAGAAAATTTAACTAAAAAAAACTTAAAATTATGAGTTTAACTCCTCAATTTGGTAGTTTATTGCCTTCCCCAACACAGGAATTACTAAGCAGTAACTACCTACAATTTAATGCGGCTGGTGCCGCTGGACCAGGTAATGGTGGCGATTCATTTGCACAACAGTATTTACCTGAAATTTATGAACAAGAAGTAGAGCGTTATGGAAACAGAACGTTATCTGGATTCTTACGAATGGTTGGCGCTGAAATGCCAATGACATCTGATCAAGTAATTTGGTCTGAGCAAAATAGATTGCATATTTCATATGATAGCTATGGTATCGGTGGTGCTGCTGGTGGTGCTAACATTATTACAGTTCCTGCTGATCAAAATGTTGTTGTATCTGTTAATGATACAGTAGTATTTTTGAACCCAGTAAATGGTGTTGAAGTAAAAGCTATTGTAACTGCTGTCGGTGCTTTAGGTGCTGGTGGTAACTTTACAGCTGCTGGTTTAAACGGTAATGATTTAATAGCTAATGGATTTGTTGCTGGTGCAACAGGTGTTGGAGCTATTCCAACTCTTAAAGTATTCGTATACGGATCTGCTTACGCTAAAGGAACTTCAATTGCATCTAACACGGCTGTTAACGGAGCTGCTGCAAATGGATATGTTTCTATAGAGCCTCAACTAACTCAGTTTTCTAACTCACCAATCATCATTAGAAGTCAATACACTGTATCTGGTTCTGATATGGCACAAATTGGATGGGTTGAAGTTGCTACAGAAGATGGAGCATCTGGATACTTATGGTATTTAAAAGCTGAATCTGAAACTCGCTTGCGTTTTGAAGATTACTTAGAAATGTCAATGGTAGAAAGTGAGTATAACCAAATCGCTGCTACATCAGCTACTTTACCTGGATCTGAAGGTTTATTTGCCGCTATCCAAACACGTGGTAATGTACAAGTAGGATTTACTGCTGCTGCTGGACTTGATGATTTTGATGCTATTTTGAAAAATCTAGATACACAAGGTGCTATTGAAGAAAACATGCTTTTCTTAAATCGCCAAACTGCTTTAGATTTTGATGATATGCTAGCTGCAATCTCTGGTGGAACAGCCGGTGGAACTGCTTTTGGTTTATTTGAAAATTCAGAAGAAATGGCATTGAACTTAGGATTTAGTGGTTTCCGTAGAGGATCTTACGATTTCTACAAAACTGATTGGAAATATTTAAATGATGCCTCAACTCGTGGCGCTATTGCTGGAATTAGTTCCATCGAAGGCGTATTAGTACCTGCTGGAACATCAACTGTTTATGACCAAGTTTTAGGAACTAACATCCGTAGACCTTTCTTACATGTACGATACAGAGCTTCGCAAGCTGATGATCGTCGTATGAAGTCTTGGTTGACTGGTTCTGCTGGTGGTGCATTTACATCTACATTGGATGCTATGGAAGTAAACTTCCTATCCGAAAGATGTTTAGTGACACAAGCTGCTAACAACTTTGTATTATTCAAAGGAGTGTAATTACTTCTTAAATTAAATCCTATGGGCTACACAGTGAGCGTAGCCCTAGGATTTTTTATTAACTATTTAATTTTATTATATTATGGCTAAAAAAGCTACAGCAGAAACTATTGAGGTTGCACCTCAAGAGGTTGCAGTAAAAACTGCTCCTAAACCCACTAAACCAACGTGGGAAATTAAAGACAGAGTTTATTATTTAAAAGGAAATAAAAATCCTTTAACTCTTACAATACCAAGCAAGCATACTAGAAAACATGCTTTATTGTATTTTGATGAAAAAACGGGTAAACAACAAGAAATTAGATATGCAACAAATCAAGATTCACCTCTTGTAGATGAACAAAAAGGTGAATGTACAATGGGTCATATTAGATTTAAAAATGGAACTTTAACTGTAGGAAAAGAAAAACAAAATTTACAGAAATTGTTATCTTTGTATCACCCTTTAAGAGGTAGAATATACGAAGAATATAGTGCTCAAGAAGAAGCTGTAGATCAATTAGAAGTATTAGACATGCAAATAGACGCTATGAACGCGGCTAGAAACATGGAGATTGATCAAGCAGAGGCTATATTAAGAGTAGAAATTGGATCAAAAGTTAACGATATGAGTTCTAAAGAAATTAAACGAGATTTAATGTTATTTGCTAGAACTAATCCAAATTTATTTATTAGCTTAGCTAATGATGATAATGTTCAATTAAGAAATATGGCTATTAGAGCCACTGAAGTTGGTATAATTAATTTATCAGGTGATCAAAGAACATTTACATGGGGATCAAACGGTAGAAAACTAATGAATGTACCTTTTGATGAAAACCCTTACTCAGCATTTGCTGCTTTCTTGAAAACAGATGAAGGTGTTGAGATCTATAAATCTATAGATAAAAAACTATAAAAACAAGTGATACTATAAAATAGGCGGTTTCGGCCGCCTTTTTAGTATAATAAAAAATTAATATGGCAGTAAGCGTAAATACAGTATACCAAACAGTCTTGTATATATTAAACAAAGAACAAAGAGGATATATAACACCTGCTGAATTTAACAGTCTAGCTGCTCAAGTACAAGATGAAATATTTCAATCTTATTTTCCTGACGGTAATCAAGTAAATAGACAAAATCAAAATAACACTCAAAACGATACAGAGTTTTTTAACATGTTTAAAGACATAAGTTATAAACTACATCCTTTTGAAAGAGAATTAATTTTTACATATAATTCAAATGTTGAGTGTTTTTACAAC